GTGGTATTTCGCAGTATTTATCCAGATTGGCCGCGCCCATACCTACGGTTGATGATCCGGCAGCAGAACCGGATAAATACTGCGAAATACCACCGTATGCATTTGCAGCAGTATTTACATTGCTTGCATTGCCAAATAGATTATTTGCACCAGTTGCAGAACCGGCTAATTGACCCAATCCGGGAATCCCAAAGAAATCGCCGATGCTTCCAAGAATTGACGAACTGATGTTGATAACCCATTTCTTAATGGTCAACTGATAAAGCATGTCCAATAGCGAAGCCTTAAGAATCTGTCCAAGTTTCTTAAAGATATTCGAACCGCCATCGAAAATATTTGTCCAAACAGTGTGGGCAGTTTGTTCAATTGAATTAAGAATCGAATTCGTTTGCTCCATGTTGGCGCGCAGGATTAAGCCTTGCTTTTCAAGCGTAGCGTTATATTCCAACGATGCAATTGCAGCATCGCGCCAACCTTGATCGCGGCCAAGCGTTCTGTTTACTTCATCGATATCGCGACGAAGCTTTAATTCAATTTGCATTGTTCCAATGAGAATCTTTCTATCTCTATCGGATGCAGCATACAAACCAGATTCAGCAACTAGTAATTTGTTTTGATCTTCTATACCTTCTTTGGTTTTCGTCAATGCAGCTAATGAATCGTTTTGTGCCTTCTCTTGATCTGCAATCGCTTTATTTAACTCTTGCATTGCCGCTTCTTGCTCATCTACGGCTTTTAATAATTGATCGTAAAGCTTTCTCTTTTTATTAAGAGCATCGATTTCTTTTAAGTCTGCCTCAATTTTCTTTATTTGAGTTTTCGTCAACTTACCGATATGCTGTTCTAATTCTTGATTTATTTTATCGAACGCCTTTTCGCCATCAGTTAACTTTTGAGCATGTTCAAATTGATCTTGCATCTTTGCAATTTGATCATCTGCCAAATTAGACAAAGTCTTATAGATAGATGCATTTTCTGCAAGAGCTTTGTTATGTTCTTTGGTTGCACCGGTGCTTTTCAGCATTTCCGTCTGCATGATTTTTAGCATTTCGTTATATTGCGCATCGGTCAATTTTCCAGCTTGCTTAAGCTGAATCATTTCAATGATACGTTTGTTATAATCGTCAGCTAAACCCATTCCCTTACGAACTGCATCGTCGTAAACTTTTTGCCCTTGTGCTAATCCGTTCGTAGCGACAGCATCCGCATTTGCAGCCTCTTTATGTTCCATTAACCGCAAATTAGAGTTTGCGTAATGGCCAGAATTCTTTTGAATTTCAACATTGTTTTTGCTTAAAGCAATATTGATTTCATTCAACGTAGCCATATTGGCCTTACGTTGATCATCATCCATTACGCGAGTTCGTAAATTCTCTTCAATTACTTTCTTTTGAGTCATCAATTTTTCATTGACGACATCCAATCGACTCGTATACGCGGAAACCGCCGCAGCGGCAGCACCAGCCGCAACGGTAAGACCTAGCAGAATGCCCACAGGACCGCTCAGAAGCAGCCCCAGCGGCGCGAGCGCGACCGTGATAGCCTTGATACCTGCTGCGACCGCAATTAGGCTCAGCCCCATCGCAGCGGCACCGGCAGCACCACCGATGATCTGCGTTAGAACCGGGTAGGAGGCAGCGGCAGTCCCGAGCATATCGATTGCTTTGGAAATGCCAATAATGGCTTCAGCAATTGTTTTGCTAGCGCCAGTAGCTTTATCCATTTCGCCAACGGTGTTTGTTAACGAATTGTTTAACACCGTAAACGCAGATGAAATAGTAGGCACCATCTGCCCAAATTCTTTTTCAATCTGCGGCGCAACTTTTGTCAATGCATTTAAAACTGCTTCGCTTGTGAGTTGGCCCTCTTTACCCAATTCGCGAAGCTTGCCAATCGATACGCCCATACCCTGCGCGATAGCTTGCGCTAGTCTTGGCGTCTGTTCCATCACAGAATTCAATTCTTCGCCGCGCAACGTTCCAGACGCTAAACCCTGCGTCAATTGAATTAAAGCGGCATTCATTGAAGACGCGGAACCACCGCTAATCGTCATTGCTTGCGAAATCGTTTTAGTAACTTGCAGCAATTGGTTTTGACTGATACCTGCATCTTTTGCAGCCGTCGCCATCTTGCCGTAAAGGTTCCCCATTTCGGTAAAACTTACGCGAGCATCCTGAGCAGTTTTGAATAATGCTTTCGTCGTGAAATCTAATTCAGATTGACTACTCGTGACGAGTCTTAATCTAGATTGAAGTGTCGAATACGCATCCGCCATCTGCACAAGTTCGCGCACAACCGCACCGAATGCGATAGCGGTAACGATCTTGCCAAGCGTTGACATCCCTGTAGCGTGGGCATCAGCAGCGGCCCCGGCTTTCCTCTGAGCTTCCGCCAAACGCAATTGCGCAAGTTCCGCTTTAGTAGCGGCTTCTGTCATTTTCGATTGCGAAGCGATAGCGCGATTGGTTGCCGCTTCAGCATCCATCATCGCCTTACCGGCTTTGTTTTGTGCTTCTACTAAACGATTCTGCGCCGTTGCGAGTTTCGTTGTAGAAATTTCTGCATTGCTCTGCGCTTGAGACAATTTAGAAATCTGCGATGACTGTTGACTCATCTGAGAAGTCAACGCATTCATTTGCTGTTGTAACTTAGAAATGCCTGAGCCGCCCAAAGCGTTTAACGCTTTTTGCAGCTTATCTACATTCTTGTAAGAGGATTCAGCACTGTCACCAATGGCGTCAATGTTTTTGACAACCGTTTTAGCTACTTTGTCTGTTACGACAATGTCAATATTTTCATTCATACGTAATCTAACTTCATTTTGAAGTTGCGTAATTTGGTTTGCCCAATAGCCAACGCTTGCGCGACGAAATCTCGATTTTGCTTTGAATGACCTTCGTTCAAAGCAACAATGTATTCAGCGTTATTCGTCAAATGAACGCTAATACCAGTCTTTAAATATGTGGCACGTAATGACTGCATTCCAATGTCATAAGCTACGCGCGCCGATGCTTGCGCCGTCCAACCGCTTATGCCAGGAATTAATGCTTCTAGAATGCCCACAGCAGGGCCATTGAAACCGATTTGCCAATTAGATAAAGCTTTGGATGTATCTACTGGCGTACCGTTGAAAGTCAGATACTGAAGCATAGCGCCAGCAACTTCTACCTTTGCGCGGTTCGTTTCGCGCGGTATAGAAGCTGCTAGCTTTTTCATCCGTTTCGATAAATCGAGCAGATTAGCCATTACTTTTTCTTGTTGGCTTGCGCCATCCTACGCTCATTAGCTTTCGTTATGAAATGCGAATCTAGATACCGAACTATGTAACTCAACGTGTCAAGTTGATCCATATCTAAACCGTAAAAAACCGCATACTCTCTAACTTTGCTACCCGGTATTCTTCCAAACGACATATCCGATTTGAGACGTTCTGTATCTAAATCGTTGTACGCATTCAAATACAGTTCATTTCCAGGAAACAATTCAGGCGCATTTAAAATTGCATCCGGTATCGGTAAGTTGTTTTCTTTGCAACGTTTAACTGTTGTTTCAGCATTCTTGCCAGGGCCTTCAAGATACGCTAAAACTTCTATCAGTTTTTTGCTTTTTCTTCCGTTTCGGCATCTTTGAAGGCTGAAGCGTCGCCTGCAAATTCAAACAAACGGTCGTACAGTTCAGGCAATCGAGTGAACAACTTAGTTGCGTTTTCGGGAGTGAATGGTGCAATTTCATCAATTTGCGACTTGTCGCCAGTGACATCGGAAAGTGGAACATTTTTCCAATCCTTTAATACCGACTGAATGAAAACTTGCATCATCAGTTCATCGCCCTTTTTCTTAGGCAATTGACCCATACGCATCAATACCGCAAACGGCTTAGTGATTCGTTCGAAACACTTCGTATATTCGGTATTCGATTTGCTCATTCGAGCAACGCAGAATTCGATGAATTCCTTGTTCTTATCGTTAACTCCCATTTGCGCCCATGCGCCCTGAAGTTCTTTATCGGTATTGGTCTGGTATTGCTTAGAAAGAGACATAAACTAATCCTTTAAATGAAAAAAAGCCGGGATAATTCCCGGCTTGATTCTAGCTGTAAGCCGAAGCTTACGGGCGATTAAGCAGGCATCGCAGCATTGGGCAAGTATTCAAACCACACTTGCATCATCGTATAGCCGTTGACGTTTTCTGCGCCAGCAGGTTCCAAGCCTAAAGTGATTGGCGTATCCTTTTCCACATTGGCACGGCCACCACCTAAACCCAATAAAGGAACGTCATACACTTGACCTGCGTTCTTTGCTGCAATGATCACATTGAATGCGCAATCAGCGTTGTTACGAACTGCCTTAATTGCCGCAGTCGTTGCAAAGTAAACAGTCAATGAACCACCAACAGTGAAGTTACCAGCCGTAGTATCGAAGTTGCCCATAACGCCAAGCGCTTTCAAACCGCTTACGTTGTTGCTAATCGAAACGTTAGCTTCTTGGACAAAGCCGAACATCGGCGTAGGCTTGGACGTTGTCGGATCAAGAATATTCAACTTGACTCGGTACATATTGACCGAAGTATTCAACGCATCTTGACCCAATGCACTAATGTGCGTGCCAACCTTACGCAAGTCGCCAACATCACCGGAGCGTTGGACATTATCGCAAGCAACAAACGTCAAATCTGCATTCAGCTTGTCAGCCTGCGGCATATTCAAAGTGAATTCGTTGGCAACAGCACCAATCAAATATTCAGCTTGAATGTCGTTTGCACCCATACCTAACGTGCGTTCGAAATTGTACGAACGGCGTTTGATAAGAGAAGGCGTCTTTTCGTTACGGATAACCGTACCGAAGAAAATACGCAACGTGATACCGGTTGCCGCTTCAGCTACAGGCGTCCAAGTCGTATCATCAAACGTTAGAAGCTTTGCTGCAATCGTCTTGATTCGTGCATAACCTGCGTTGTTCACGAACTTAGATCCAACCGCATCGCCGCCAACATAGACCCATTCACCCACAGTCAAGCCGTAGATTGTGAAATCGCCAGCAGTACAAGACAGCGACGGAATGCCCGAGTTGACAACGACAGCAACGTCAGCAGCCGCGAATTCTGCACCGACAGCCTCCAGCATTGATGCAGCAGGGGGAGAAGCTTCAGCAGTCAGACCCGGAGCCGTAACGGTCGTGCCTGATACAGCCGTTGGCTTTTTCAGACCATTGTTGCCACCGATACCGAAACCGCTTGCCAGAATCAAATGTGAAACCAGAAACGTAGGGCCTGCAGCAAAAGTATAAAGCGTACCGGATACGCTAGCCAATGCCGATTGCGTTCCGTTCAGCGGTTTAGTTTGCGGCTTTTCGCGTGCATCAGCAAAATAGAAACCTTGCAACAGGCGTTGCATGTTCGTTTGCGTAACGTCGATATTGAAACCACCGGTAGCATCTAAACCGGTTGTCGTACCCTTTTTGTTTTGACGGCCAGGGTCAATAGGATTACGCGCTACCGTTGTGATGTCACCGCCGAAATCGGAATAGCTATTAGGTTCCAAGTCATACCAGATAGCGTTAGCTTCAGATACACCAGGGAGAACTTTTAAGCAGTCTTCTTCCGCAAAGGATAAACCCGTTACGTTAGAATCGATTTTGTTAATTGCGCACGTGGTCATAGTAGTTCCCGTTCCTTCTTCGGTTGTTCCAAATGAATCAAATCCATATAGCAAACTTGAATACATAACATTTAACCTATCCTGTCATACTCAAATTCACCAGTAACATTCAAACGCCTAAATTTGGTGTCAGAATTTAACGAAACGATTTTCGTATTCCTAAACCAAACATTGTGCTCTGTGCATTTGCCCGCATAGGCGTTCTGTGCTAGCACTGCCAAGAGTCTAGCTTTTTCCATTGCTCCATTGGAATTTTTAGGGGCAAACAGTTGCACGAAAAACAACCCGTAAGCGCTATATCCACGTAAGCCCGGTGCGAATACTGACGTAGATAAAGATCGTTGTTCTTCTCTAGTAATTGCGAATGAAACATGTACGTAATGTTTATCACCATCAGGCGGATTCGGATAATCTTCGTCCCCGTATCTAATTTCGGGAACATAACCGACAATGGATGCGCTATTCGCGTTCCATGCAACGGTTAATTGGTTATAGATTTCTTTCAGCGCTTGCGGGTAATTCGTAATCATTTTAAAGAACTAGAATCATAGTATGTAAAATTGTCTCGCCATTAACGTTAATCGTATCGATTGATTCGATCCGATATAGTCGATTGTCGGAACCCCTTAATACAGTGTCCTTTTTATGCACTTCAAACGGCACTGCACCCATCAAACATTTGAAATAACCTTTGACGGTTTCGCCATCATCAGTTACTGATTGTGATTCTTTTCCAATATTGCCAACCGGTAACCAGCAAATAGGCGTTCCGGGATACTCTGCATTTACGTCCGGTACGTTCCACGGTTCAGTAGGATCTACGGCAACGCCTCTATCTGCCTTTTTCCAAACGCACAATTCGCCCTTTTCTTTAATCAGGCGTTTAGCTGTTGCGATTTGGCGTTCGTACATTAGAAACCACCAGTCAACCGATAACCGGTATTGAGTACAAATAACGGTTGCAACAGGGACATAACAGCTTGATATTCCGGCTTTCCGTTATAAGTTGCTAAATGCTCCGTATCGTATTCAGTTTCAATAACATCGATCTTTTCTTTCTTGATTCTCAAACCTTCAATCGTCGGAAAGAAATCGACTCCGCTAGCAGCCATTGCAGCCGCTTGCACTTGTGCTTGTTTCAAGATCGCCGGAATTGCATCCGATTCAACCCTGTAGTTATAGAGAAACAGATATTTACGCGGAAACTGGCAACCCTGTTCACTGTCGGTTTTATGGCCTTGATACATCGAATGGAACGATTCGATTAAAGCCATACCAGCTAAAATTTTGGCTTCGCATTCGGCATCATTAGCCGGCAACGTTAAGCCAACCAAACTCGCATATGTGCGCGCGTATGCTAAATCGACGTAGCTATTAGCTGTGGGCACGCTTGCGCCAGTTTCAACGATTAACGTCATTTAATGCGCCTTGCTTTTGAAATAAACAGTTCGGTCGCGCTGTTCGCCATTGGTAAATGTAATGCGCAAAGTAGCCGAATATTTAACGCCTTCAGCTAATGTTTGACCTGATGCCTGTTGAAAACGACAAACAATTTTTCGATCTAACGCCACATAGCTAGACGATGCGCATTGAAGTTCTGGACCACAGATAACCGTATGCGATTGATACGGATAGCCAATTGATTCAATCATCGGAATGATTGAAAACGGAACATCTGTAATATCGTTCGGGTCAACCTCTGCAACTGGCTTTGCTGGATTATCAATATTCCAAGCATCGCCAATTTCGGTTATTTCAGCCATGATTAATCCGCTAGAACAATGTCAAAATTTGTTGCAGGCATTATATAGCCCACACTAGGCGAGTTGAGAATTAAATCAAACTTGACGCCATCGAATATATAGCCGTACCTCGCGTTTTCTCCGTACAGGTCAACAGCAAATGCAACCGTACCGCTATTATGTCCGGTGCCAGAAGCAGTGAATTTAATTCCGGTTGTCAAACCGCAAACGCCGCGATTAGACGAAACGCCAACACCGTCTAATTGATCACCAGCAATATCCAGACCGCTAACACCGCTGTTAATGCCGGCCATAAAGGCAGCAAATCGAATTGCAGTGATTAAATCCGATTGACCGGAATTTCTACTGGTTCCGCTTGCGTCTAGATTAGCAGCCCCGGCAGCTAGCGAGCTAAAACCACTGTTGTGTCCAGTGCCAGCAGCCGCTAGAGGTATGGCAGTGCTCAGGCCAGCCGATCCGCTGTTGCGGCCCGTAGCAGCCCCGTCAAGCGCCGCAGCGCCGCCCGCGAAGTCTGCGCTACCCGAGTTCCGCCCGGTGCCTGCGGCAGCTAGCGGGATGGCCGTAGACAGACCCGCGATGCCGGCATTTCGCCCGGTGCCTGTTCCGTCCAAGGCTGACGCAATGCCTGCCAGTGACGACGTACCAGAATTCTTACTTAATCCAAATCCGACAAGCTGGATAGCTGTCGTTATCGCAGACAAACCAAAATTTGAACCGGAACCAGACGCAGCTAATGCAGCGGCAGAGCCGATTAAATTTGACGTTCCTGAATTGATGCCTTTACCAGAAGCCGCTAAAGGAATCGCTGTAGATAATCCAGCCGTACCAGAATTACGGCTTACTCCTACGCCATCTAAAGCAGCACTTGTACCACCAGAAGATGGAACAGGTGTTAAAAGTTTTCGAGGTTCAAGTAATGACCAGAATCCAAAATCGTTAGAATATCTACGAAATTCTTCATCAGATAAAATACGATTGAATGTAGCAACAGGCCCAATCTTTGAACCATCAGAAAAACCTTCACTGGTGCTAGGGCCTCCGCGATTACCAATTGAATAGTTAATCGACGTACTAAATGTATTTGACCCAGAACCAGTACCATCAGCTTTACCGCCAAGATAAAATCTAGATGTACTACCGTCGTAGCTTACCCCAACCCAATACCATGCACCACTAGTCAGCGACGTTGTGCTAGAACCTAAATCAGCAGTCCCGGAACAAAGTAAATTTAATTGGTTCGAAGTATTTACACGAAATTGAAAACCGCCAAAACCAGAACCATATATCGTTTGTTGCGCACCAATTGAAGCTAACCAAATCTTAGCAATAACTGAATGATTTTTTGTAGACGTTGCACCAGCAGCGCCCAAATTAACCATTATCGAATCTAATGAACCTGTCCCGGTTGTATCTAACTTTAAATGATAACCATTGTTATCATAGTCCCAATAAACACCCGTAGGAGTTGGCGAACCAGCACCGAAAGATCCATGCGCTTTACCGCATAGATCCAAAATCTTTAGATTGTCACCGGTTCTAATCCCGTATAAATGGACTAGACCAACATCGCCACGCGCACGAACGAATTGTTGAGGTTGCCGCGACCACGGCAAAGGTAGCCGTCTGCGTGTCACGGCTTATGCTCCGCGCCATTCGTTATAGATAGCAACGACGTTAACGGTACGCGAAGCACCTTGATTAGCCTTAAATGTAAGCTTGAACTGTTGTCCACCTTCAACATTTAAATCAAAAGCTTGTACCGCTGGATCTTCTAAGAACGTGTCAATACGTCCCAGCAATTGAGCATGCAAGTTAGACGGAAACAACGAAGCATTTGGACTATACTTAATCCAAACATCTATATAGTCACCACTTGCTGGAGTTCCTTGGTTATCACAACTTACGATAACCTTTCCTTGTCCAGCATCTGCATGAATAGCTTGCACATCGGAATCAACAACGCTATTAGAATTCAACGCTTTAGGCGTGACTGAGCTATCTACAGTAGCAAACTTAATTCCGCTTACGTTTGTGTTACTGTTAGCCATTGATTAAATCGCAAATGCGTCCCATAACGAATTGACGACAAATTCTAATGTATCGTCAATAATAGTCTTACCGTCAGCGTCATGTGCGCCTGCGGCAATAGTTGCGTTACTCATGACAGCAGTTGCCCACATGACTACAGGCTCCGTGCCGTCTAGGATACGCTGACCTAATAGCTTATCTTCGGCGGCAGGATTAGCGGCATTCAGTTGCGAAACTGCCGCTTTCACCATCAGATAACGAATGCGGGTTTGAAAATCGCCATTGTTGGCGATACCCGCGCATTGAAAAATATTCATGATGGTTTATGCGTCAATAGACGATTGATAAACACCAATTGCAACCGCTGGCGCAGCATCGCCATTATTGATTGTCTTAGGCGTTGTCATCGGTAACCATTCCTCCATATTGCCAGCAGTGCTAGCATCATAGATAGCCAACGCCCATGCGTATTTCCAATCGGCAGTAGGAGCCGGGAAAGTAATCGCAACGTTGTTCGAAATGGTTGACGCAACAGCAGTACCGGAGCTAGCCGCAGTCGAGCCAGCCGATTGCGTACCTGACACGTTAGCCATAGATGCGGTAAGCGCAACACGAGCATAGGAGCCGCCAGACGGTTCCACAGCCGCCGTACCTGCGCGCAGTGCGGATTCTTGTTCGGTAAAGACTGCCGAACCATCCGTAATGATTTCGTTCTTTGCACCAGGGTAAAGAGTCGATTGTGCAGCGGCTGAAGTTCCGGCAGTTGTTGCCTTATACAAATGCAACGCACCATCGTTAGCCAATACGCTAATCGTATCGTTTAATGCGTAAACCGTGCTGTTTGCGCGCGGCCCTTTGGTTGTAGTAAGAATGCCGAAATAAACGGTAGCAGGACGTGCAAATGTCTGCCCGCGCAAACGCCAATCTTGAAACTTGTTCCGAAAATAGTTAGTCCAAATACCCATGATTTTATCCTACTTGTGATTAAGGTTGTAATGCTGCGTAATAACGATTTACTGCGTCTTGCAATGCATTAATATTTCCGTGAATAGTTTCGCCACTAGGGAACCAGCCAGCAGCGTTAATTTTAGCGAATGAGCCTAACGCGCTGTAGGGATTGATAAATCGGCGATTACGCGCAAATGCACCGGCAGCCATCTGAGCAGTTACGCCAGTTTGGTTAGCTAATCCGTTAGCTGTTCCAATTGGATAGTTAGACGCATAAAGAATATCACATGGACCAGCAGCAACTAACTTAGCATCAAGACCGGTTAAGTCTGTTGCATAGTTAGAATCGACAACCGCATCATTGGAGTTATTGACTGTTTGATCAATAACCCATGCATCGCATGGAATTAAACCTAACGAATTGCCGATTGCGTAACCATTACCTGTTGCATTAAAGTTTGCAATGCGCGAGCTACCGACAGCAGTATTGTAGAAATGAATCTGCTTAATCGTGCTATTCCATGTGATGATACCAATTAACACAATCGATTTACCGTCGCCAGCAGTCGTTTTGAATACGTCAACACTATGACTAGCCGGTGCGCCGGGAATGACGATAGTGGCGCTTTTAACGCTGATTGGACCACCAGGGACGGACGTGTCTATCGTAGTGATAGCAGCACCGTTATCTACTCCGACTGACATATTTCCATATGCAGCAGAGCTAATATATAGAACTTGGCAACGATCAAATAACGCAGGCGATCCGTCAACCTTACGCGGAGTGAATTTAAAACGATTAGCATTAGAGTTATTGCTACACCAATTGCCGCCTAAACTCCAAGCCGTTGCGCCAGAACCTGAATAACTCCATCCCGAATTAAGAACGACTTCGGGGTTATATAAATTGGTTGTTTGTGCGCCTGAAAAATTTTGATCACCGAAAACGTTTCCAACATTGACGTTATATCCAGCGTCCGAAAACATTTTCGCTAATAAATTAGCGTAAGCGTATTGACGATTGTTTGTGTTTGAAACTACACCACCGCCGAAAGCACCAGCTTTGATAGAGTCGCCAGCAAATCCGATGGCAATATCTCGCGTGCCTGCTAAGACATCCGACAATGCTTTTTGCCAATAGATTAAAGGGTTAATGCCAACAATAGCATTAATTAATCCGTTAAATTGCGAGCTACTGAACGCAACTCTAACCTTAGCCGAAGCACTAAACGACACTCTAGAACCGGTGCTACTGTCTTCCAAAACACCACGGCTTAAAGTTCTGGTTGCATCAGTGTATAAACAATTGTTTGAAACTTCCCAATTGTTCCCTTCGGTAATCGTTACGGTATAGCGTTGACCGTCATGTAATGCACCAAACGTTTTTAAATCCGCAGTAATTGCAGATGCGGCGCAAACAATATCGCCCAATCCACCATTGCCCACAGAGCTAACGAGTGTACCTAATCGATTCGCCGCTTTGTCAGCCATTTAACACCCCAATCCATAACGTGTAATAATTGCTGGCGTATGAACAACACCAACACCAAACAATTGACCGTAAAGCATTCCATAAGACGATTGACCTAGCCAAGTGTCCGATTTATCAATCGGGCGATACTTGCGTGAATCATCGCCTTTTTTTTCTTCAATGACGTTTCCGCGTGAACCGCCACCGTTGCCAGGGTATTTGTTAAGCCAGCACAAATGCGCGCCCATCAGCGCTAAAGCTAAAGCAGCCTTTGCGGGCGTTTTGCCGTCAGTATTAACGAATAGTCCGGCTTGATCTATCCATTTCAATACATCGGAGTCAATAACATTATTGAACTCCGATGCATTTAGCCTGAAATACTCAAGCGCCGTCATGTTTGGTTACTTCTTTGCGTTTGACTTCGCAGGGCTAGTCCAAGACGAACCGGCCTTCGTTGCGTCTGCCTGCGCCTGATCTGGCGTCTTAGACGTGCCTGCGGCAGCTTCAGCCGCGCCCGGTTCGCCTTGTGACCCCATACCCGCCGTACCTACGTTGTTGTCGCCCTTGGAGTCGCCAGGGATAGCCGCATTGGTGCCAGATTTGCCGTCGCTTTCTTCGGCAACTTCGCGCTTGTTTTTTACGTCTTCAGCATCGATAACATTAACGATTTTTAAATCGTCGCTACCATCGATAGAAGCCTCTAAAATGCCTTGTGGATCTGGCACCTTTGTAAGTTGGCCGGGAATACACATCTTGCCAAACACATGGACAACGCGAGCGGATTGGTTATACAGTTCGTAGATTTTCATGATTGATTATCCTCTATTGAAATTCGATTGAAGAAAAGGGCTTGCGCCCCTTTCTTAGTAGCCTTCGCCCTTAGCGAATGCCAGCGGGAACGGAATGATTACACCACCGCAACGCGACTCACAAGGAATCGTATATTCCAGATTGGTTAATTGCGGCGGATGCTGCAAGAAAGCCATTGGAATTTCAAGACGCCAGTTTTCGCGGTTGTTTTCCAGCGCGACCATGACATCAGCACCGGCAGTGCCTGCGCCATCCAGTTCGATAACCGGAATAACTTTGATGCCAGGATTCGAACGGGTGAACACTTCCAGAATCGTAGCGTCCGACATCGAACCACGAATCGTGGAATTGATGTAGGTGTATTGCTCCAAAGGCATCCATAATTGATTAGGACGATGAATACCTTTCGATTGCGTGATAACCGAATTCACTAACGAATTCAAATCACGCAAAATCTGATCTGGCGTCTTAGTCGCAAACGTCTTGCTAGATCCCGTACCGTCAGCCGGAACAGTAACAGCAGAGATATTCGCATTAGACAAGAAACCCGGCAGATTAGCCGTCGCATCACCATTCCAGGCGATCTTATTGATTGTTTCATCGTGCCCGCGCTTTGCGGCAGCTTGTTCAGCAGTATCAAGGTTAACACCTGCGAATTGTGCTGCGCGAATGTCTTGGACAGTATATCCGTAAGAAATACCGATAGAACGGATGTAACCGGTAAACTCTTTCGCGAACACGCCAGCGCGTGGCAAGTCATCAGCATAATTGCTAATGATCTTCGCCATACCGACAGTGTCCCACATACGATAAGTATGTGACTTAGCACCAGCCGGAATATCAGTGCTGATTGGAAACAGCGTCAGAGCCGACAACGCAACGCGCGTCATCTGGTACGCTTGCGGGCGGATGTATTCCAACTGGCGCGCAAAGAACATCGATTCGTTTGCGTCCATATGGCCGGTAACTTCGATGGCACGTAAGTCACGCGCATCGTAATGGGTTAACTGTGCGGCTTTCATTTCGTTTTAGTCCTTTAGAGTGTGGGCAGTTGATTACAGGCGAGTTACTTCAACAACCGCCAAGCCTGCGGCAGTAGTGCCCGTCATGAAACGGACACGGCATTGCGTGATTGCTTCAATACCAGCGGCAACGGCTTCATCGGTAAAGTTACCAGTCGCAAGCGACAAGTTAGCAACAGTGCCAGCAACAACCGCGTCAACCGTTTCGACCCAAATCCGGCCTTCTTTCATAACAGGCACGGTTTCTTTATCGAGATAGCCAACGACACCGCCAGCGGCTTGCTCAATGTCGAATTGAGCAGTAGCGATACCGATAACTAAGATGCCTTGACCGACGGAGTTAACGACTTGCTTAACTTGGCGTTCCTTGTTCGTTCCAAGGATAACCGGCATGCCGATTCCAACAGCGCCTTCCGCGCTATAGGACATGTGATCATTCATGCGAAGATCGTAGAGCATGCCCTTGTATGCGGCATTTTGATACTGAGTGTATGCGGTTTGCATTTGAGTAGTCCTTTCGTTTGGTTATTTGGATTACTTAGCAGCCGCTGGCTTGCTCAGGCTTTCCAAGTAGTTATCGTATGCTGTACGCGAATTGACATAACCGTCAGTCTTCGTAGCGTCTTTCTTCATCACGTGGCCGGCTTCGCGTTGCTGGCGCATCGCTTCGTCACTGTTTTGCGTTTCTTCGCAAGCAAGTTCAAAAGCAGCGTTAATGTATTCGTCAGACTTAGCCGACAAATCGAGCGAATCATTCTTGCGTGCAAGCTTGATTACAGCCTCTTTAACTTGACGATCCGTCTTGCCCTTGGAATCGATCTTAAAGCCCGTAGCCAGGGTTTCCAGCGCGGTACGTGCCACTGCATCAGCGCGGCCAGCTTCGCGAGCAGCCTTCACAGCCGCATCCAGGCCATCGGCCTTCGTCTTGGCTGCATCGCGTTCGGCTTCAGCCTTAGCGAGTGCTGTGCGCGCCGTAGATGCATCACCGCGAAGTCTTTCAACTTCTGCGGCAACTTCAGCAGGCGCTTCGTATTCGATCCCATTGTCTAAGCGAACTTTAGGCATGTCTAACCCTTTCGGTTTGGTTTCAGTTTCAAAATCTTCGTTACCGTCTACGTTAAGACGTGCCACACCAGCGCGGCCACGAAACACAACCGCCAAATGATTTACGCGGATGTTCGTTTGAATGGCATCATATTTTTCGCCATTCCATTCACCAGGGGTTTCGTCTAATTGAACGTCATACCCTAGCGATAGTTCTCTATTCGATCCCATTGCTTCAGGATCATGAATAACAATTTCTGTGACAACGTGATTACCAGAATCGTCCTTTTGTCCATTTGATAAAACGGTTCCAATAGACAATTGGCGAACGTCTTTAGACGTTACTTTACGTCCGGGATGATCGGACGTAATCGGCTTACCTTTGAATGACGCCAAAGAATCCGCTTCAAACACATGTTCAGGTAACCGCAATTCGCGACGGATAGAACCGTCCTTATTTTGGTAAATCTGAATACCAATGCGTCCGACGATTGGTTTATCGACAATAAACCCTTCGTCGGTTTTCAGCGTGTTGATTTTGGCGAAGTCATAACGTTGCATGCGCCGAAGTATAGCGAAACGAAAATGTCAAAGGATTTTTTTAAAGGGTGTAGCCCAACACCGACATAACCATGCTTCGCCAGGATGTCCACCATCAGGCGGGTCACTCCAACTGAAAACCTTTTTCTCACGTGCCCAATGAGACGGAATAGCTTTCGGATATCTACCGCCAGGATTACCACGTACCCGCTCATCCATGCAAGTATTCCAAACGTATTGTTTGATACCGACAGACAACATTCTACGCTTAGTCATTTCAGAATTAAGCGTCCCCATTTCATCACGTGCGCGTAACTGTTCCCGGCGAGTAATCCTATCTCGTTGCGTTTCGATTTGCGTAACGATTTCGTTAATTGGCGTGCCTTTTGCAACTTCAGTTCTAACCGTTTGTTCAATACGAACAACCAATTCACGTCCAGCAATATCTACAGCAGAAATGTTCTTATCTTCAAATGAAGTTCTAAGCGTTCTAACCCATTGCTCAATTCTAGATAAATCAGCATCTGGTCCTAGTTTGGCTAACCCTTCAGATATCTGAGTAACCAGCGTTCCAGGCTTCGGCATTACGCTAGACGAATTCGGCAAGATAACGCCAAACATCGATTTAATTACTTTGATGAATTGGTTATCGTTGAATTGATTGACACCCACAAACAAAGCCCCCATCTGGGCGCGAATGTCTTGTATGGATAACAGCCAGTACGCAATGACACCGGCAGTGATACCGGCCATTTCATCGCTAAACGTTTCTTCGTCAGAGTCAATACGCAATAGATTGTTTTCCCGCAATCTACGCACGAATTCGCTAACCAAAGAAAACAATAAGCGGCGCATTAACCGCTGATATTGTCGTTCCTGAGAATCAGGAAATAACCAGCGTTGGCTAATCATTTCTTAGACTTCGACTTTGTCGGAAAGCCGCCCGCAGGTTCAGGGGGAGTAGGGATTTCCGGCACGATAGAATCATTAATCGGAATCTCTGTAGTTTCCTTTACGTATTCGCGACCTTCTGACGCATCGATAATGGCAGAATTAACTAATGACACAAGCGCCGACGCCATGCTACCCAAAGCACTAGCCCGCTTTTGATCCGTATCGGCTTTCACATTATCGCTAGGTACATATAGCGGATTGAATTCAAGCTTGTATTTGATATCCGTCATTCCAAGCGAACGCATTACGCAAGTACAGATAATGTCAACTGGATTTCTCAATTGATCATTCTGCATAGAATTGACAACCGCATACCAGCCGTCCCGGTTTGCATCACCTGTCGAATTCAATCCACCAATACTGCGACCCATCAAAAGGAATACCGGAATGCCTGTAACGGTCGATAACGCTTCTGCGAATCGATCTAATACCGCATCAATACCGGCCATTGTTTGCGACTTTACTTCGTATGTTTCTTCAGCGTCAATAACAACCGTATTTTGAACGTTACGAACTCTATCAACAATATCAACGCGATTAGTGACGTTCTTAACACCTTCTGGTGTCTGTAGAGTTGTCGATAGGTCAGGTATGCCATGAATGGCCTGCTGAATGCGTTGCAGGACCAGCATTGCCCATTCGTATGCATTCGTTAGCTGATCGATTTGCGGCTTGGCTTTTTGATATCGACTCGCGCCCCATCCCTGATTAGCCTGTCGTTGTTGATTCGGCAATGAATCACCATCAAAAATCAATACTCGCGATTCGTGAACGTAATAAGGTAACGCACCGTTTGAAGGACTGACTTGCCAAATCTGAGTCTTACCAAATTTAGATTTACTTGGATCTGAATATTTGAATCGTTCAGTTATTTCATATCGATCATAAACACGTAGTTCTTCTACGTTTTCAACCTTTTCAATGTTCAAAGGCATTTCCAATGTTTGACCGTCATTAACAATAAGAACGATTGCCGCACCACCAAATACACCGGACCACTTCAAAGCTTCATTGAGTTTCCGCAAAACCTGCAATTCTTCCAAACGAACAATAATCTGTTCTTCTTGTTCTTCATCCATGTTATCGAGCTTGAAACCGGCACGGGTCATTTCCTCCGCTACTTTGTCGATAATGATTCTCGCAAAGCCGTTGCTAGTGTAGTAATTCAAACACTCCACTTGACCCATCAAACCCATTGAGAGAAAACTGCGATTCTTATTGCCAACAGTCTGAGGCAATAAAGCTTTCGCGTAGCTATCTGAACGATGAATCGCGGCTAATTGATCTTCGGTAAGGTTTGCGACAGTCATATTAAATTCTCAAGTTTGAATCCGTTTTCTGGTGCGTAGGCCATGATATAGGCATCGGCTAGATTCGGGGAAACAACTCCGCGTTTCGCCATATCTTTTTTAGATTCGACAGAGAATTTACCGTCTTTAAATTCTCTTCTAGGCTGACTTAGCTCTGCCGTTAATTTATCTAGCTTGTCGCAGTTCGAATCTATTGCAATCAGCTTATCTTTATTGAATGGTTTTCCTTGCAATGCATCGTATGTATTTTTGAATCTATCAGCAACTAGCCACCATGCTTGAGCCTTTAAATTCAAAAACATATCTTCGTTCTTTTTACCTTCTGAATACTCTTGCAATGGGCTGACAACAGAAGCATTAGCTACAAAGCCTCTGAACTGAGGACGTTTCTTTTTCGGTTGATTCTCAGCCAATTTGTTAACCTCTTCACGAATTGCCCCTTTAGCGCCAGCACCTACACCAATGTTATCGTAGCTGACATAATCGTAGCCATCGTTTAAACAATTGTTGAATACTCTGCGAGCGGCAGTGTTAGGGTCTTGATCTTTCCATTCGGTTGCGACTTCGGTTAGAAAGCCTTTACGTCCAACAAATGCGTTAGCGTCTGCGCCTTCGTCAGCTACGTCAAATCCACCGATTAATCCGCCAGTGTGCTTTACACCAAATCGCCGATAAAGTTCCTTGTGGGCATCAATAGCCGCCTTGATCCACATCGGTTTGATAATAGCCAACGCACTATTGCCAACGCATTCACCTAAGTAAACGTGTTGATACATTTCAAAATCGTTTTCTTTCATTAACTCCATGTCAATCCGCAACTCTTCAGGGAATCGCGGGTTATCGGTGTAGTTAATCTTTTTAACGATGCAATAACGTTTACCGTCTACATAATCAGGATAGCGCCGATTCGCTACAAACATTTGATAGGTAGCTGACAATGCATCGTCAGGGTTAAACGAAACCCAAATCTCAGAGCCGCCTAGTCGCAACGTCGGAATTAAGTATTTCCAAGAGTCAGCCGAAACGTTTTCAGCTTCTTCTACCCATGCGCAATGAAAACCAGCATAACCTTTAAGCTTTTGCTGATTGCGCAATAGACCATCGAATTTAATAATTCCACCACTGATAGAGCAGACAATAGAATTCTTAATGATCTTGAAAAACCCTTGTAAATTCTTTCTATAAATTTCGTCGACAAACTCTTGATAAACAGAGTCTTCAATCGATTTCATGATTTCACGGAAACAGGCGACACGCCAGCCGTGATACATCACGTTATTCAATAGAATAGATACAAAAGTTCGCGTCTTGGCAGAACCCCGGCCACCGTATGCGACCTTGAATCGAGCCGGCTGAAGAAACTCTTCGTAAGCCGGGAATATCTCTGTGAATTCGCTGGCTACTTCCGTTAGCTCTAAATTGAGATATTGCGGCGCAATGATCATTGGCTAACGACTTTATAAACCGGTTGCGGATATGGCAACCGATCTTTCCCGCCAGTATCTTCGCCAGTCAGATAACCCATAATCTGACTGTAGAGCTTCAATGCGTTGATTCGTTCTTTAGTCGATACTGTTGTGTCTAAGTAAATGGCGTATGCCTCTTGCGCCACTACATGCCGTTTCGGCAATGCTCCGTCCGGGTTTGTGTCCCGATACTCCGCGATTTTCGATTTAACGAAAGGGTCTATAGGCCAGTATTGCGACACATAAAGCGCAATGCCAATATCAGACGGAAACAGCTTGCAAGCGGCTTCAAAAGCCGCATTCGGCTTAATGCCCGCTTCAAAAAGTAAAGCCGCATAAGCGGCTTTTTGTTCGTCTGTGCCTTCCATAAGGCGGGACTATATCACTTGACAGGGCATGCGGCTACTGTGCTTCGATTATGAGCCAGGATTTGCCGCGCTGTCCCTTCGGTTATATTGTCTGATCTGCTTACGTAAATTGGTTTCACCCAATCGCAAGCAGTATCAATAACCTTTGTTTCAATCACGGGTCCAGTTGTTGCGCAACTCGCTAGCCACATCATTGGAACTACTAGCAGATACTTTAGCTGTTTCATCGCTTGCTTTCTTTACGGCTTTGACTTGGGCTTCAGTAGCTGCATTATTGCTTTGAACAACCCTTGCAGCATCGATTCCGACTTGCTCGACTCTTGCGGCTGATTTGGCTTTGGCTTTTCCTCCAAAATAGGCACCGAAGATACCGACGATGGCGGCACCGATAATCCCGAGGATTGCGGAGAGGGAGAGCATACGCCACCTTTTGCGACATAGATTGAAAGAACATCCGATAACTTACGCATGTTTTGATCTGCGTAATTAGCACCGGGTAATGATGCCCACAGATGGCGGCATCGCACGATTGCCAATTCAATTAGCCCTTTTTCAATCGGGCTAATCGCATTGCATTCCTGCAATAAATTGATTGCGTAAAAGTCTTGACTGATAGGCGAGAAATCAGGCAAGCCAAGTTTCGCTTTGTAATGCGGCCAGTCTTTCCGCATAATCTGATATCTACCACTAGCCGAAGAAAGCAACCCCTTGCTATTGATTATCTTAGGCGCACGTTTGGTAAATGGATGATCCGAATAATCAGTAAAGATTTCGGGACCATCTACTCCAGTAACGATTACATCGTAGCCATCGTTTTGCGTTCGCGGACTGGTGCTAGTACCTTCACACCATGCCAACGTGTCTAGAAATGCGTTAAGGTTTGGGCTGATCGTCTTGAGTCGTGCCATTGGTAACCTTTTCCTGTTTGACTAATCGAGCAAAAAGGCCAAGCACTGCGATAGCCAATCCGATAAACGGCATGTACTCAGATGGAATGAAGCCGCGCATTTCAGCGGGAAGGCTCGCCCAAACGCTCAGGGCCGCGTCAGGCGATGCGACAAGCCACCCGGCCAGGGTCACCCCTACCGCACCTAGCCGGATGCTCCACAACCGCCACCACTCGCGCGCGTAGGCCACCAGACGGATGCGGATACCGAACCATTTGCGAATCCAGGCGGGAATTGTCATTTAGGCATCCATCGTTGATTGCGTCTTAATTCTTCAACTTGATTACGCAATATATCAACAGATTGCGTAACCGTTTGGTATTGATTCTGTTGATTTTGAATCACAACCTTTTGCACCTGAATATCCGATGCAATTTGCTGAATGACTTTGTCTCGCTCATCAGCTTTCGAATCGCTTTTTTGAACCGCACTTGTTAACGTGTCTACTTTGTAGTAGACAGCAGCGGCAGGAATGAGGATGGCGATAACAGCGCCGATCAACCATTCCAAAGAGATTTTCGGATTAATGATATGTTGAGGACGCGGGATAGCTTGAGCGATTTTTGCATCCATGATCTTTCCCAATTCGCTATCAGTTGTTGGCATCCGCGCACCTTACCTTTCTTCGATGGGCGCGATTATCAGCCAAAAAGCAAAACGCCTGTAGGCTTTTAACCTACAGGCGTCTAAGACACGGCCTACACCGTGTTTGGAATCAATCCGATTTACTTCGTGCGGAAAATACGCGTGCCCTTGACACCGTTCTTTTCTGCGGCGCGAGCTTCGAAAATCTTGTTGTAGATCTTCGGATAGCCCATCTGACCATTCCGGCGCTTGACTTGCGGCTTCGTGGTGTCTTCAACGAAACCAGCACGTTCCTTAGCACTGGTAACCGTGCTGGCAAGCGTCTTGATATCCTTTGCAACGAAGAACGAATGACCGATTTCCATCTTTTCGAATGGGTACACTTCGGTACGGCCACCACGCTTGGACTTCGTGATTTCAATGCCGGTTTCGAGTTCGTAGGACACCGAACCTTGTTCAACTTGGGTTTGTGCAGTAGATGCGGTATCGGGTTGTGGATCTGAGGGGGTGGCATTCATTTGGGTTCCTTGTGCCAGATTCGCGAGATATTCGCGACCAGCGGGAGTGATACGGGTTGCAATGCCTTCGGGCGACACTACAGCGGGGTTAACTTCAACGAAACCCTTTTGGAGCCATTCGTTAGAGGTTTCTTGCGGAACTTGCATACCAGTATCGCCAGCTTCGGCAACCATTGCCAGAGTGATTGCAGCAACGGTAGCAGCGACGGATGCGGAACGCTTCGGAGACTTAGCCATTTTCAATCCTTTAAAAGTTTGGTTTGGTATCGGTATTCGTTAACCGATGTGCAGACTATAACACTGTTTTTCTATCCGTCAAAGGATTTCAGACAAATTTCTTACCGTTGCACTTTGGGCATACGATTTCATCGTCAAACGCTCCATTGATGTTTGGAATCGTGCCATTGCCCCAGCATTGCCCACAGATGTCCGTGCGACCAGATTCCGCCAGGGCAAGCAAACCCTCTAGTGCAAGCCAAGCAATCAGGCAGAATGCAACGACAGACAGGAATGCATGCGTGCTGAACCATTCAATCATTTGATTACCGCCTTCGGATCGATACACGCGCGGCGAGATTCAATCTCCCCATATTTACCGCCTTTGCGTTCACACTCGACTTTGAAGTCATGGTCACGTTTCAATGTGACAACCAAAACGGTACACATTAATAGAAGAAATGCGATAACAATAAAATCTTCAATTGTTAATTTCATAGCAACCCCATGTATTCAATAACCCTATCGCGAGCCAGCCACCAGCTATCACATACGCAGGTAGCGTAGTGTTGTTCATCAGCAAACGCTCGAAATTCGTCTTGTACTGCTGAAGTATCTTTTATCTTACCCGGTGCCTTCATTTCGATGTATAGACCATGATAGATGCCGCGTGCTGCCGGTACAAACACATCGAATACGCCAGCCCTTACGCCTTCGGCTTTCGCTTTGCCTCCGCGTACCTTATCGCCATGGCCTTGATTATGGATAGCATGCATCCATTTCAATTCGGGATAAATTTGTTGATTTTGTTGCGCCCAAATGAATAGAGCGACTTGGTGCGAATGCTCCGAAGTCTTGGCGTATTGTTCGGGGTTCATTCTTTATACTCAATCTTCCAGTTCAAATCTTTCATATGAAATGAAAAATCCGTAACGTGTGCAAAAGCTTCTAACGCGCTTGAAAACTTAGTAGGACATTCGCAAATCACTCTCTTATTGCTATTGTATTTGATTCGCCATGTCCAGAAGTTAGAGGGCATGCGTTCGATTTCGATGATGTATTTAGGCATCGTTTGGCTTTCTCCTACCGTCCCGGCAGAAACCGCATTTACCGAATACAAGTCTTGCAAATTCTTCGCCGCACGACTTACATTCACCCTCACTAACTCCTTGAATTGCGGCTTGATTTTCTCTAATCTTAGCGAGCGTTGCCGCAATAGTTTTCTCGATATAGTCATTGGCTTCGTCTACTTCGTCCATGCGACAACGTTACCTTTCTGACAAAACATTTCAGGATGTCCACCAGCTTGATCTAAGTAATACGGAGTCATACCTTTTTCAAATTCAAAGTATGCAACGGCAAAAAAGAATCGAGATTTGCCGTTAACCAGATAGTGTCCGCATACGGTTTTGACACCGGGCGGATAGTCCAGAACCTGCGAATATTCTTCTGATAGCTTAACTGGCGCCCCTACCCATTTAGCCCTAACCATTTCCATAGCTTTGAATTGTGCGTCTTGTGGGCTTATTTCATCTTTCTTACCGCATCCAGTCAGCACTACAGCAAGCAATGCGACGAATACAAAGAACGTTGCGAACCGTAGTGTGCGTGTCATGATGGATTAACCTTCCCGTTTAACGTTGATTGGAGCGATTGGATTTCTTTCGCTGATAGGTGATTGAACCACACCACAACGAACAAAGCAATCCTTTGCTTCCAACAATTTGCGCATTCCTGCACTCTTTTCGGGTCCGTCTGGCAGCATCGCATTCATTTGGCTAGCCAATACGGCAATTGGTTTGCTAATGGCTTGCAATGGTGCCGGCAGATGTTCGAATACGAAATATTGATCTACATTCGTTGTCATTTGATTTCCTTGAGTTCAAACGTTCTGAGTGTTGCCGCACCGAAATCGCCAGGACGTTGCAGATATTCGGTAATGTCAATCATTGGAGGTTGACCGGCTTCCAACCTCAAAACAACTTTGCTAATATGGCGTTTATCGAAATCTGGAATGAACAACTTACAGATTTCAACATTGAAATTTTCTGTTTCTTTATAGAATAGAGGATTCATCATTGCGGATTACTCCTGTCACCGTCAATAAACCGGCCTGAATTCTTCGGTATGTTTGACACAATACACGAAATCTTGCCGGGCCGTTTTGCGTCTGGAAAGACGCTAATGTGTTGATTATCTAGTGGGCTAGGGAATTCGAATAGCAGATTACCGTTTTCACCTTCGGCTTCATTGATACGGCTAATCAATTCATTAACCAATTGATTAACTTCCGTGTCAGTCACTCGATATGCGACAGTCTGACTAATAAATCCGTAAATCGCATCCCGTTCTTTATCCGTAAATGATTTCATTAATGAATCCTTCGTTGATTGTTTTCGATCACTTGTTCTAGCGCCTGAATCCGCGCGGCATGATCCATGATCAAATCGCCTGTTTGTTGATTCAAATCTTTTTGCATATGCGCTAATTTTGTAGATGCATCATGCGCGCCGCTGTGGTCCTGTTGCGCTTTTATCAGCGCCGACACTGCGCCGCGAAGATCGTTCAATGCGCCGCCAACGTTTTGCCCCCATTGTTGCATCGCCAGTATCATTTGATACTGCGTTTGATTAGCTCGCACCAGTGCCTCTATCTGACCCTTGATAGGGTCAAATGACTGTATCGAGTTCTTTAGTCTTGTCTTCGTGCGTTTGGGCATCGTCATCTACTTCCGGTAATGGTTGCAACATTTCGTCAGGGACATAGTCGAGAATACATCCGCATTTGCACGTATGCGGTTCAGGTAACGGCCACATCGGAGCGCTACGGTATCTCGAAATTGTGAACGGACCTAGCTGTTCATAGCCAAGATACACCACCGTTTGAACATTCATGCATTTGATTGGTTTTCCAAGCAATTCGTCATAGTGTGCATCATGCTTGAATGCATAGACAACCAATGCGTTGTCGCCTTGTTTGCAATTCACATGAACCCCCAAATTTTGCGAAGCTTTGGGAGTGTGTCCGGGTTGCGGAATTTACGCAAGAACTTTCGCCAGAATGTTTCGTATTGAACGTATTGAGGCAGCTTATCAGCCAGTAGCCCGCGCTGTAGACGTGCATGGAAGTCTGTCACTTCAGGATGAACTTCGTAAAACGATCCGGTTCGGCTATCGCGGATTTCGCCAGTTTTACCTTTGTATTTCTTTCCGATCACTACTCCGCGTTTCGTGACCTTTGCAAGTTCTATCATTGTTCACCTTTCGTTAATGAAGATTGAATTCTATCATCAATCCTTCCTATCTTCAATCGTAATACAAGCCTGAGCAAGATTGTTCAATTCTCGTGTTGCTTTATGCATGCGTTCAGTTGCTCTACGTACCGTTTCTTTCGGCACTGATTCATTGAGATTCAATATGCCGTTGCGTGCGCGATGGTATTCGGCAACTGTTGCGATCATTACAGCATAAATCGGCAAATCATCAATTCCAGCTTCTAGGATAAGCTGTCGGCGATGCTCATCGATATCATTGATTATTGCAGTGTGAACGGTTTTCATGATCAATCCCTTTTAATCAACGAGTTAACATATTCGTCAAATTCTTTGCTAGCTTTGTTGTATGCATCCGTTGCAATGTCCTTATACAACGTGCCTACTCCGTTCGCATGAATGAATCGATACTCACTATACGATGTCTTAAGAGTATGTGCCAATTGAAAAATTGTCGCGGCTTCCATGCGGTTTATCATTTGACCCCCATGCGTCGGCGTGCTTCTGCGGCATACTCTGCGGCATGCTGTTGATAATACTTCGCCAAATACGTCTGTTTGGCATCCATGTACTTACGTGCCCATGCGTACATGCGCATAGCTTCAGCTTGATACCAAACAATAGCCATTTCTCTATCGATCATGATAACTCCTATAGAAATGGGGCCGAAGCCCCGATTGATTAAACCACTTCGCCCCAATGACCGCGATAATCAGAGTCAGAACATGGAATGTATTTGCCTTGCTTCGTCAGGCTAGACAGATAACCGGACCATTGAGCCGGAGTAACAGCCGACTTAACCAAACCGTAAGCATTGTCAATGTTTGCATACTGACGTTCTACGCTAGAGCACAAAGCCAAGTAGCAAGCAAGTTCCAACTTATTAGCCTTGATTGCGATTGCGATGCATTGAGTTTGAACTTTGGTAGCCATTTTGTTTACTCCGGTTGTTGATACGATGGATCTATTCTAGTTCACTTTTTACCATCGTGCCTACCGTTCGTCGGAAAGATTCGTCAATTGATCCGATATTTTTCGATCAATTCATCGGCATACTTATCAAGTTCGTTGCCGCTAATCGATGTAATAACCCTATCCGTTCCTGCAATCAAATGAATCCCTTGCATCCGCAAAGCAGCGTACCGCTTACGTGCTTGATCATCTGTCCCGCCTGCGTATGACTTGGCAGGGGGCGGCATAGTAGGCGGCATGCCAACGGCTACAGGCCCCTGCATGACAGGCTGACCCGGCATAGGCATGGCGGGCGCAGGCGGGCCAGGATAGGTCGCGGCCGGCGTTGGCATCCATGCAGGGACTACAGGGGTAGCACCACGCGCGGCTAGCGCATCCTGCACAGCATCTTGCTCGACCTTAAGCTTGTCGAATGCATCCGATAGCGCAATGTATGCGCCAATCAATTGCTTAGAAGTATCGTTAAATCGTTGCGTACCGATAGCATTAACCATCTGAGCCGCTTGTTTGATTACTTCGTTCTTTGCCTTATCGATTGCTGATAGTTCGTTCATTTTGCGATCCTTTCCAAGAATTGATTAATCGTCCAGTCTTCAAACTGCGGCAATTTGCGTTTGATGATTTCGAATGCCAATGGTTCGATACGTGGCACGCGGCAGTTATTGGGCCAGGACCAGCACCATGACATATCGTAAATGATTCCGTTTGGTGACGTTGTTACTATAGTCCCTATACGTGTTTCGCCTTGTCTAGCCGCATATCCAGCCGGCATATGATCTACGCAACCAGCAGACCAAAAATCTCCATTCCAGAAACGCCAACAGTCTAAGCAGTTAAGCCGTCGCGTTTTCCACCAGCCCACAAACGGCGGTCGCGACCCTGAACGCCAAATCTCCGCAGGCATATGCATTGATTGATTCATCGTATCAATCGTCAAGATATTCGTTAGCGTATCTCGATTATTGAATTCCAAGCCGAACGCTTTTGTTGTGGCGCATGTATGCCATAAGCGTTTGAGTATGTCAGGGTTCATTATCTAATCCTCGCAATTTCAATAGTTTTAACAGGTAGCCGATGTTTCAATCTAAGAAATTTTCCGTAGTGCTTATCCTTTTCAAGTTTTGTGTTTAGCCTCCATACTGCATGGTCTATGTGCCAGCGTTCGTATTCCGTGTATTCGTCAAACGGTACAAAGAAAGCTTCGCCTATCAACATGCGAGCAAACGGTAAAGCCGTCCCGTGATAGACGACAACACCGGGCTTACCTTTGATGATTCGAAAATTGGCCCATTTACTGCAAGGGACAATTTTAAAATTAAACGTGTGAATTGTCATTTGATTCTCGCTAATTCAATTGCATGGCCATGCGAATTACAGCGT